ATTGAAAAGGTTGACTCCTAAAACATGGATTCAGAGTAAGAATGAGACAGATTTAAGGTTGGATTTGATAAATGGGTCGAGTATTGAGTTAAAGGGAACTGAAAATGCGATGGCATTGAGGGGTAGAAGTTTAGCGGGAGTTGTATTGGATGAAGCTGCGTTTATGGAACGAGATGTGTGGGCGGAGGTTATCAGACCTGCATTGGCTGATAAGCAGGGGTGGGCGTTGTTTATTAGTACACCTGACGGTACTGCCAGTTGGTTTTATGATATGTGGTGTTTTTGTGGTGAACAGGAGTGGGATGATTGGCAGAGGTGGAGCTTTACTACTATTGAAGGGGGTAATGTTAAGGAAGAAGAAGTTGAAGCAGCTAGAGGTCAGTTAGATGCGAGAACATTCAGACAGGAATTTGAGGCCAGTTTTGAGAACTTAACTGGATTGGTTGCTATTAGTTTTAGTGATGAGAATATTGATAAGGAAGTACAGGATTTACATATGATGCCCTTGTTATTGGGCTTGGATTTTAATGTTGATCCTATGGCCGGAATATGTGCTGTGAAGCATAATGATACACTATATGTCTTCGATGAGATTATGCTGACAGGAGGTGCTACCACTTGGGATTTTGCAGAGGAAGTTGTCAGAAGATATGGGGTGGATAGAAGAGTGATTGCCTGTCCTGACCCTACTGGTAGTGCAAGAAAAACTAGTGGAGTGGGAGTTACAGATCATACGATCTTAAGAAGAAATGGTTTTACTGTTATGAGTCCTAGATCTCCTTGGAGAATTAGAGATAAGATAACTGCTGTTAATACTGCTTTGTATGATGCTGATGGTACAAGAAGGACTTTGATACACCCTAGATGTAAAGAATTAATAAAAGCACTGAGAACTTTGACATATGCACCAAATACTGGTCTTCCTAATAAAAACTTGGGAGTTGACCATGCATTTGATGCTTTTGGTTATCTTTGTCTACAGCAATTCAACCTTGCCAAACCAGAGACACTGGGGCAGACTTCGTTTAGAATATATTAGAACTACCTAATTCTTACTATGCCTTATCACACTGGGATGAAAAAGAAAAAGAAAAAAAAGAAAGGAGGTAAAAAGAGAAGTGAATGTTCCTGTAAATAAAGCGTTATACTCTAGGGTAAAAGCAGAGGCAAAACGTAAATTCAAGGTTTATCCTTCTGCTTACGCTAATGCGTGGCTTGTACGAGAGTACAAAAAACGTGGCGGTACTTACCGAGTGGAGAAAAAACGTGGCAAGAAGTAGTGGCGGTCTTACCCGTTGGTTCAAAGAAAATTGGGTAGATGTCAAAACTGGTAAACCTTGTGGCCGTAAAAAAGGCGAAAAACGAGGTTATCCAGCTTGTAGACCAAAAAAACGTGTATCAAGTAAGACACCTAAGACAGTAGGAGAGATGTCAAGTGCTGAAAAAGCAAGATTTAAGCGTGAAAAAACCAGTAGTGCTAAGATAAAGTATCAACATAGACGTAAAAAACCTACCAAAAAGAAAAAATGACTGAAATCACACCAGAAATGCTTGACATCATCGAAAAAGTCAAAGGCAAACGTAATCCTGCACTCTGGGATCCTAGATGTGAACAATATATGAGAAATAACAGTAAAGGTACTGTAAAAAAGTCAACTACAAGTTAAACTATTTATAAATACTCTTTTTTCTTGTAACAATGGCATTTTTTCGTGGCGAAGAAGGATCTGTTAAATTTAAAAATGGATCTGGAACAACTGAAGCAGTTGTGTCTACTACTGGTTGGTCACTTGATATAACAAAAGACACTTTAGATGTTACTGCTCATGGAGCAACATCTAGATCATTTGTTGGAGGATTGATCTCTGGATCCGGTACTATTGATTTTCTTTATACAGCAGCTAGTGGTAATGAAACTGCAAATTTATTAGCTGATGTTTTGACAGCAGAAGATCCAGCAGATGCACAATTTGAATTGTTTTTAGATACTTCTGGTAGTAAAAAAGTAAGTTTTAGTGGAATCGTATCAGGAACAACTTTAAGTGCTCAAACAGCAGATCTTGAAACTGTAAGCGTAAGTTTTATAACTTCTGGTGCTATTACCAACGCTGCATAATGCCTAAAGGTTCTTACTCAGCCAAGCAACGTAAATTAGCTAGGGTAGCTCCTCCTAGAGATAAAATTACGTCTGCTGATTTTAAAAAGCTACGTTCTAAGAAAAAAAAGAAAAAGAAGTGAAACTAACTCCTCGCCAAAAAACTCTATTATCTAAGCACTCTGAACATCATAGTGCAAAGCACATGGAGTTTATGAAAAGGCGAATGAGAGCAGGAGATACTTTCAGTCAAGCCCATAAAAAGGCACAAGCAAAGGTAGGTAGATAATGGCTAAACGTAAAGGAGTAAGTCTATCTGTAGGAAGAGGAGAAAAATCAAAAAAAGGAGGACTTACTGCAAAAGGTCGTGCTAAATATAATCGTGCTACTGGTAGTAATTTACAAGCACCTGTAACAGAAAAAAATCCTACTGGAAAAAGAGCAGCAAGAAGAAAAAGTTTTTGTGCTCGTATGAAAGGAATGCCAGGTCCATTAAAAGATAAAAAAGGCAGACCTACAAGAAAAGCGTTAGCTTTAAAACGATGGAGGTGTTAGATGACTTATTCAATTCCCGGTGATTACAGAACAAAAGTACAGACCTCTACAAGTATTGGTGATATAGATAGTCCTTTCACTAGAACCAGGGCGGTTTTGGATATGATGAAAGGTTGGGAAATAATGAAGGCAGTAACTGAAGGAACAGAATATCTTAGAGAAAACAGTGAAGCATTTTTACCATTAGAACCTAGAGAGGATTACACAGCATATATGGCAAGAGTAAATCGTGCTGTATTTAGTCCTTTTACGCAGAGATTGATAAGAGCAGCTACTGGTCTTGTATTAAGAAAACCGATAAGTCTTATAGGTGATCCTTACTGGACAGAAACTTTTAAAATGGATGTTGATGGTTGTGGTTCAGATTTAGATGAATATGCAAGAAGAATATTGATGTGTTCTCTTACTTATGGTCAAAGTCACATTCTTGTGGATTATCCAGCACCTTCTGGTGCATTAAGTCTTGCCGAAGAAAGGTCACAAAACCGTAGACCTTATTGGATTGAAGTAGATCCCACAAATCTTTTGGGTTGGAGATTAGATAGAGAATCAAATTATGGGAATCTTATACAGGCAAGAATTGCAGAAAAAGCTGTATTACCTGATGGAGACTTTGGAGAAAAAGTATTTGAACAGGTAAGAGTGATAGAACCCGGTAGTTATAGAGTTTTTCGTAAAAAAGATCAAGTCGATGCAATGTACGACGTTGATGATAATTCTTATATGGGTGAGTTCAGTACAGGAACAACAGGTGAAGATTATAAATTAGCTGAATCTGGTAGCTTTTCTCTTGGTGAAATACCTTTAGTTACAATTTATTCTGGCAAAACAGAAAATTTAGTAAGTAAACCACCTTTACTTGATATTGCGTATTTAAATCTTGCACATTTTCAAAGACAAGCTGATCTTATACATAGTTTGCATGTTGCATCTCAACCAATGCTTGTGATGGAAGGATATGATGATCAGACAAAAGATCTTGCGATATCTGTCAATTATGCAATGGCAACTCAACCCGGTAATAAAATTTATTATGTAGAACCAGCCTCTAGTGCTTTTGATGCTCAATCTGCTGAAATTAAGGAATTACAGATGCAAATGGCAACACTTGGAATCAGTACACTATCACAACAGAAATTTGTAGCTGAATCTGCTGATGCTAGAAGATTAGATCGTGTTGATACTAATTCAATGCTTGCAATGGTTTCAATGGAGTTGGAACAGAAACTTCAGAAATGTTTTAATTTTTCTGCTGAATATGTAGGAATTGAACCTCCAGAAGTAAAAATTAGTAGAGATTTTGATATTGAAAGATTAATTGGACAAGATATTACAGCTTTGACATCATTATTTGATCAACAGGTTATTGATAGAGAAGAATTTAGAGATATTTTAGTTCAAGGTGAAGTATTACCTAGTGCCAATCAGACAGAATCAAGTTAGTATACTATTATATAAATAAATTTATAAAGCTTATGGCAAAATCTTTAGATAAAGTTCTTCAACCTGATGGAACGTATAAATGGGAACTTGTAGAGCCTGGTTTATCTGAAAGGATGGGTAATGGTGTTGAAGATCCTGTTGTCTGTCCTGCTCCAAAACCAAAAGCTACTAAGAAAAAAACTACTAAAAAGAAAACTACTAATCCATTATCTGAATAATTTATGTCAATAGAAGAAAAAGTGATTGAGCAAACATCTGAAACTTCTACACCAGAAGTTACTACGTCAACTCCACCTGTAAATGATTTAGCTAAACAGTTACAGGAAGCGAATGAACGTGCTGCAAAAGCAGAGGCATTAGCTCAACAAAAAAGTAAACTTGCTGAAGAAACAGAGCAGAAGTTTAAAAATGCTAAGAGTAAAATTGGTCAATACTATGACGATAGAAATAAAGCATTAGAAGATCAGGGAATGTATAAACCTTTATGGGAAGAGGCAAATAAAACTAATCAGGAAATGCAAAATAAAGTAAATGCTTTAGAACAAGAGATACAAGATTTAAAAAATTCCAATGAAGCTGCAAGCACTAAAACTGAAGCTTTAGCAGCTATCAGTAATTTAGGTGCAATTAACGCAGAACAAACTTTATCGTTGTTACAGGGAAAATTACAAAAAAATGCAGAGGGTCATGTTGTTGTTCTTAATGGTGGAGTTGAACAGAATTTAACAAATTATCTTACAAGTCTTAAAAATCCCGGCAGTGGTTGGGAACATCATTTTAAACCTAGTTCTGCTGCTGGTATGGGAGCAAAACCAAGTCCAGTTGCAAGTACAGGTAGTGGACAGCCCAATCCTTGGAAAACAGGCAATATAACACAACAAATGCTAATATCAGAACAAGATCCTCAGATGGCAGCCGTGCTGAAACAGGAGGCTCAGAACACTTAAAAAAAAGTAATTTCTATAAATCCGTGATTTAGGAATTTACTATCAAGTCCGTGACTTGAAAAGTGTTGCCAAGTCCGTGACTTGGAAATGTAAAACTAATTTCTAAATAAGCCAATGGCTGCTCCGTTTCAGAATTATACTG